GCTCACGGCGTTAATCGTCGAGGTTTCCCGGCTCTCGGCGTTAATCGTCGAGGTTCCCCAGCTCCGGGCGTTAATCGTCGAGGTTTCCCAGCTCCGGGCGTTAATCGTCGAGGTTTCCCGGCTCACGGCGTTAATCGTCGAGGTTCCCCAGCTCTCGGCGTTGAATTCGCCTTCCGTAGTCAATAGGTAACCAACCCCTTCTTTAATTTCAACAGAAGTGTTGATCCATATTTTATGCTCGGCAAACTGTTCCCGATGCGCCAAAAGAACATCGGCGAAATCCGCGAATTGGCAACACCATGAGAAATTATCTTTAACAACTGCCATAACCGCCTCGACGCTTTCAGCTGCATAAAGACGCTTATATCCATGTTGGCAGGCTGAATGATTCTTTCCGAAAGACAGAAGGCTGTCTTTTACTTTTTTGTAATTTGTTTCCATATTATTGTGTTGTTGGTTTAGTTCTCTACCGGCTCCTCCACCCGGAACCCGCGGCCCCGACGGGGACTGCGCAACATGCGACATTCGAAATCCGTACTGAACACCTCTACCGAGAACAGGCACAGCAGAACCGCGGCCCCGATGCGTCGGGTCATCTCGGACACGTTGAGCGTGATGCCGAAATTCTGCGTGAAATACCAGGTAACCAATGCCTGCAAGGTCCGCTTCGTCCCCGTCTTGTCGTAGATGCTCTGGAGGTGGTTGGCTACGCATTGGTAGATCACGTTCATCCGATCTGCGATCTCGCGGGCCGAATAGCCCAATACGACGAGGTTCATCACCTCACGTTCGCGTTTGCTCAGTATGGCGTCAGTTTTCATAGTCTTAAGCCAGCCCCCAGGGATCGGATACTCCCCATTTGGTAAATATCTGTTCGATCTTCTCCCGCTCCGTGGGCGTATGGTTCACATAGCCGTATTTGCGATTGTGGAACGCTTTGTCGCATAGGCCGCCTTCTTTCAATGCCTGGCTGATCTCATCCATAGCAATGCTGGCAAGGTCCCGCCCTTTTCTCCGGGCGCGGATGACGTTGTAACCTTTTACAAAGGCGCAACGCTCGATGTCTTCTTGTAAAGTATTTATTGTTATTATTTGTCTAAAATTTCAAGTATCCGTTTAATACATTCCGCCTGCTCGTCGAGTAAGGCCGTCAAGCGGTCGGCCGTTTGGGTTATTTCGTTCATTTCCGTATCGTGTTAGTCCCCCTAATAGGTTCTGCTGTCTCCGTAGTAGTCGGCCGGGATTATCAGCGGGAGCGGATCGAGGGCGGGGCGTGTCGGCTCCTCCATCGGGCGGTTCTCAATTATCGCCGTCATCACCGAGATCTTCTCGTTGCGCCATGCTTTCTTCAGACAAGCCGAGAAAGTCATCGTCGGCTGTACCTTTTTCAGATACCATGCGTTCTTCATGATCTTCGATTTGTTGTAAGTTTTCATGGCGTTTCAGTTTTTTTTGTATATTTTTACATTTTAATAATCGGTAGGTAACTATACCTTTGCCGTGTATCACAATGCAATATAACCATTATTTGGTTAGCAACAAACTTTTTAATGATTATTTTTTAGTCTTTTTATGGTTATGGATGCCGAAAATACTGATATAGAAGTTATTGACTTCGAAAAAATTTTACGGGTCAAGGGTGTTTCTAAAACAGAATTGGCCGACCGCCTTAATATTCCTCCCCAACATGTGGCGCGAACCCTTAGGCGACTTTCGAAAAACTTATCAGAAATTGATAACATTCTGAATCTGCTCGGAACCTCACTAAAGGCCGAGGCCGCTGACGGTGCCGCTGGTGCCTCATTAGAGGCCTCCCAGCAGCGCACCATCGAGAACCTTTCCGAAACCATAAAAAACCTAACATCAAAGAACCTGTAAAACCATGAAACAACTATCTACCGACAACATCAACGCCCGGATCACCGAGAAACTATCCGCTGAAATCTGCCCCGTCCACGGATGTCGTCCGACTATAGTTTGGGCTAACGGCAATCTGCAAATCGTCAACCCGTGCTGCGATGAATTTGCCGACGCCTTGCAAGAACAAGCTGCCGAAATTGCCCAAGAATCCGCCGCTGAAGAGATCGCAAACCAATTAAACGACCTTTTCAAGTCATTCTAATTGCTTGCATACGACAGCCATTAACGGGCTTACCTTGTTTCCGTCGGCCTTTTCGCGGGCTATTAATTCGGCCATTTCTTCCGGCGTGTCGGCTGAAATGGAGTAGAATGTAAGCGTTAATTTATTGTCGCCAATATTCTGTTGCTCTTGACGGAGGTCATTCCCCCATTCCTTGACCCGTTCCATCGTTTCCGCGAGGGTCGTTGTCGAATGTTTGCTTGCTTGTTTTTCCATATTTCAAAAAATTGACTTCAAAGAACTAATCATGCAACCGTTAAGCCCGCGGGGCCAACTCGTTATCAGGTACGCCGATGCACTTATCAGGGACCGTAACGCCTACTTTGACGAGCTCGCCGTATGGAAATACCGCGTCCACTCCACTATGTTTGTTGCGTCGGCTACTATTCTGACTTTGGTTTGCTCATTAGGGCGGCCCATATCGGGCAATCCGGGTGGCATACATGCTTGCTATCCGGATTGTACATATTGGATAAGCATTGCGACAGTATTGCTGAACGGAATATGTCTGCTTGCTCTTTCGGCCGCTCTGTATCAAAATATTCGCGCCACAAGTCAGGTAATGCACAGAATCGAAGAACGATTTGATGACTTAAAAGAAACACTTTTGATTCCTGCCGACGACGCTTTGATCGTTGACGGCGAATGCAAAATAATTTCACGCGTCGAAATATCGAGGTTCTTTTCGGTTTGTGAGATGGTTGCATATATTTCGTTTATATTAGTGGTTGTTGGGTTGATACTTCAGTATTGCTTTGCATAAACCCTATTGGCACACTATTTCGCCCTTTCGGATTTGGTTGTTTCAATCTTTTTTATATATCTTTACATTGTTTTGCGGCGTAGAACTCTTTACCTTTGCGGTGTAGTTCAATTCTACAATGCAAATATAGATAAATATCTATTATAATATATTTATTTGGGGTAATTTTTAGATAATTATTCTTTATAGTATTTAGGAAAAATATAAAGCCATTGATTTAATGACACTTAAAGAGCGCATAGAGGAATATTGCAAATATGCCAAAATACGAATTTCGGCATTTGAACGTCGTGCAGGTCTATCAAATGGCTATTTTAATCAAGTAAAAAAGGAGCCGAGCCCATCTAAATTATCTCAGATAGAAGAGGCATTTCCTGATTTAAATACGGATTGGATGTTGACTGAAAAAGGGTCAATGCTTAAAAATACCGACCAACCTGTCAGTCAAGGAGGAGAAGACGCAACACTTTCGGAAGCTGACTTAAATAATTCAAGCACTATGAAGAAACTATTAGAATCACTTCTTCGCCAAAATGAGGAGTTAATTAGGCAAAACGGGGCGTTAATTGATCTCTACAAAGAAGAACGAGTGATTAAGAGGGGCGAAGTCGCCCTAAAAAAAGAGGGCTGAGGGTATTCTAATTAGACTAATGCCTACCGGAGGAGAGCCGAAACCGTATGCCAAAGCACACACATAATAGCACTAAAAATAAAATCATGCCCTTCTCCGAATACTCGGAGAGGGGTAAATTGTATAAACCAAAATTAAACACCATGAAGAAACTTTTACTTACTATTTCTTTGGTTTTATTTGCGACCCCTATTTGGGCGCAAGTCGATAAAGAAGCTGATCAAAAACGATACGGGAAAGGGCAAATGCCGTTCAATGAAAAAGGAGAGGTCGTCTTTTCCAGAATTGTCCATGAAGAGGGACACGATAAGAAGGCCCTATATAATGCCGCCAAATTATGTATAACGAATATATTCAATTCGGCAAAAGATGTTATTCAATTAGACGATCCCGAATCAGGGATTGTTATAGTAAAGGGATTTGCCGAAGAACCATCAAGAGGATTGATGGGGACTGTACAGGATGCACAGGTATGGTTTTCCCTTAAAATTCAAACAAAAGACAATCGTTATAAAATTGACATATATCAAATAAAAGGTCATTATCCCGGAGGTGTTGTAAATAACATATACACAAATCCAATGGATTGGCCAGCAGAACAACTGACTTATGAGGCATGTTTTAAACCCAATGGTAAAATGAAAACAGCAAGAGAGGGGTTTTATCGTCGAGCTATCATAGACTGCTGCAATCGCTTACTAATTCAGATTCAGAAAGATATTCATAACAATTTAACCGCCAATTCTGATAACGATACAGAAGATTGGTAACCCACCCTCCCCACTCCCGCCCCGACTTCTGCCGGGGCGTTTTTACCCAAAGAGTGTAGAATAATTCACTACATTTGCGCGTTATTTGCATGGAAAATGTTATATTTGTAACAAAGAACCACTACTATGCTTGAAACTATTTGGAACTGGATCATGGAAAACTACCCCGGCATATTTGCTATGCTGGTGGTTGCAGCTGTTGTATGGACAGTTAGTCGTTGGTATTTTAAGTTTGAGGCAAGAGTAAAAGCATGTGAGGCTCACGAGCCGGCTATTGAGGAGATAAGAAACGACGTGAAAACCTTGCGAAAGGATATTGACAGCGTTAAAATGGATGTGAAGAGCATCAAAGATTATTTGGTAACAAAAGATCAAAAAGCAATAAACGTTTTAGCGATGAAAAATAGTCCGATGGTTCTCAATGAGAACGGAAAGCAGATATACGACATTATAGTAGGTGATAAATTCCTTACTGATAATAAGACGCTTTTATTTGAGCATATCGATAGTAAAAAACCTCGCACTCCGCTGGACGTAGAGATTGCAGCCAAAGAGGTTCTTATTGACCTATTGAGTAGTCCTATATTTGATGGGATTAAAAACATAGTATACAATTATCCATCAATTCAAATTAAACAAGAGGGGAAAGACGTTGATTATGCTATTTCCATATCAGATGTGTGTTTCGTATTAAGTATCCCATTGCGTGACATGTATCTAAAAGTCCATCCGGAAATAAATACAGAAGGCGAAAAATAGCGATAACACCAAACCCCATCGATCCCCGGGCCACGAGCTCGGGGATTTTTTTGTACATATTGAACAATAAATCGCCCTGAAGCAGACTTACATCCTAAGAGAAACACAAACATTTTGAACAATTCACCCCATCAATCCCCTGGCCACAAAAAAATCTGAAAATTTTTCGCCGAACTCTTGCATAATGTGCCGAGAGTTGGCTCCTTTGCATCGTAAGCCTGTGATGAAGCAGGCCACGGACAAGAAAAGCGGCAATAACCGCGAATCTTAACGACGAAAGGACACATTGTTGGTAGTAGGTTTCCTGGGAACGAGGGTCTGTGGCTATTCATCCGGCCGCAGACCCTTTTTTCTATGGCAAAGAGAACGGAAGGAATCAAGACGACAACCGACAGCAAGCCCACCCGTAAAGTGGGCCGCCCTCGTGCATATACCCCCGAAGCGCTTGAAGCCAAGTTTGAAGAGTATGTCGAATGGGTGAAAGCGAATCCGCGATACAGCAACAAGGTATTGGCCGACGGTTCTATTATTCCCGTACCTTATGAACGCCCATTGACATTATCCGGCTTTGCGGTGTTCGCCGGAATCATCCCGGAAACATTCAGAGAATACGAGAAGCTCGATGAGTTTTCCGTCGTGTGTGCACGCGTGCGCGCGCGAATCGAATCCGATCAGTTGGAGGGTGCTATGTGTGAGCAGTACAACCCGACGATTGCGTCGCGTGTTCTGCATCTTGCCGACCGCCAGGACGTGACAACCAACGGCAAGGAGATAACGGCCGCAATACAGCCTATTTCCGTGGTCCTCGATCCCGAAGCTGCCAAGATCATCCAGTCCATCGGCAAAATGACAGTAAAGGAATGACGCCCGATCCCGTAACATACAGAGGCAAGACCTACAAAGTCAAAATGTACCTCTACCAGCTATACGCCGGGAGCGGCGCCGTCGTCCGTATCTTCGACGAGGGAAGTTCCCGATCCGGAAAGACTTTCGACACGGCGGACTTTCTGTATGACATCTGCGCATCATCGTCCGTACCTCTTAAAATATACTGTTATCGGGCCACGCTTCAAGATTGCAAGGAAAAGACGCTGGACGACTTCCGCAAGAAGCTGCAACTACGCGGCGTATACGATCCCGATTGTATGCGTGGCGAAAACATTCTCCCTGAATATCGCATCAAGGATAGCGTGATTCGTTTCCGGGGTCTCGACAAAATGGATGTCAAAGAGGGCCACGACTGCGACATCGTATATTTCAACGAGATGCTCGACGGTGTAAGCCGTGCGCAATTCGACAATATCACCATGCGCTGCACGCGGATGGTCATCGGTGACTGGAATCCAAAATACACGGAGCATTGGGCGTTCCATATGGAGGGTGCCCCGGATACTATTTTCACGCACACGACGTACAAGGATAATCCCTTCTGTCCGGCGGGAGTTCGCCGCACAATCGAAGGATACGAACCCACACCCGAGAATATAGCCGCCGGAACTGCTGACGAATGGCGCTGGAAAGTATACGGCCTCGGAGTACGTGCCGCGCAGGAGGGGCTGATATTCCCCGACATCGACTGGATCGACGAATTCCCCGAAGACATCGAACGCGTTGTATTGGGCCTCGACTTCGGATTCACAGCAGACCCCACAGCCTGCGTACGTGTCGGATTCCGTGTCCCGAACCATCTTTATTTGCAGGAGCTGATATATCAGCCTATCGCCGACGCTTCGAAATTGTATGCAGCGCTTTCGCCGCACTTCACAAACGGAGTATCCCGATGCTATGCAGATAGCGCCGACAAATATGCCAAATCCCCCGAAAGCATGATAACCGCAATGCGCATTAAAGGGCTTACGGTCATCCCCGTGCGGAAATACCCGGGGTCTGTCATGGACGGCATCACGGTCATGAAAGGATGCAAGATACACTGCGTGCGTTCGCGCAACATGCAGATAGAAGCAAACTCGTACGTGTGGGAGACGGTGAACGGCATCGCCATAAACTACCCGCACGACAAATTCAACCATCTATGGGACGCTTCCATATATGCCGTTCAGTCTGAATTCAAGAACCTTATTCAAATAGCTGCATAATGAATCTATTCGGCTACGAAATACGCAGGAAAAGCAATAATACAGCCTCAAATTTGCCGGCATCGACATTGAGCTACATCGGCGTACCTCAGGTATTTCAGGGATCAACTGAAACCGTGGGAACGATCGACACCAGGGGCAAAGCGGGACAAGCCAAAGCATACGCACTTTGCTCGCCGCTGATGTCTGTGATCTCGAAGAAATGCGCGGCAATTAAGAACCTACGTCTTGCAGCCACCACGGAAGACGGTGAAGATATCGAACGACCGGACGCCGTGCGGACTATATCGCACCCTAATAGCGTGCAAGGCATCGCGGACTTCGTGGCATACATCGAGGCCATGACGCAGATTTTCGGCAAAGCCTATATCGTACGCATGGAATCGGTGGGGCTCCCGGGGGCTTTCGAGCTGTTCGTCGTTCCCAATCTTTGCGTCACGGAAAATGCCGCAATATCTCCGGCGTTATCGTTCATGCCCGATGCGGACATCGTGGATTACACGGTGACCATTTGCGGGTCTTCGATGAAGATAGCCAAAGAAGATATGTTCATCGTGAGAGATGCCTCTTATGATCTCAATGCTTGCGGCGGCAACATCTCCCGAATGGTATCATTACAGAAGCCGGTGAATACTTTCGTGGCATCCTACGAAGCGGTGCATGAATTGATGATCAACCGCGGTATGCTGGCTATTATCTCGCTGACATCCGGAAGCGGCGATATTATCCGGGATTCTCGGCTGCCGGAAACGGAATCGGAGAAGAAAAACATACAACAGGCATTCAGAAAGTACGGCATCCGGTCCGATCAATTCAAATACGCGATCACGTCCATGAATGCTGCCGTAAGTCCGGTATCGTCAACGATTACCGATCTGGGGCTGACAGACGTACAGAAAGCCTGCAAGAAAGAAATCGCGGACATCTACCAAGTGCCGAGCGTGCTGCTCGACGTAGAGGGTTCAACGTACGCCAACGCCAAAGAAGCGAAAACGATATTATATAACGACGCGATAATCCCCGAGGCAAATAATATATTCTCCGTGCTCAACAGGATATATGGCTTTGAGGATTTCAAGGTGATGCCCTACTACGATCATCTTGAACTCTTCCAAGAATCTAAGCGCGAACAGGCGGCGGGCATGACCAATCTCGTAAATGCCCTGAATAACGCCGTGTCCGGCGGTCTGATGACCACGGAGCAGGCTAAAACAGAACTTTTGAAATATATCGTATAACATGAACTTATCTCAGCAAATAGAAGCACGCCGGGCGGCAATGGGCAACACTTGCCGCAAAGAGTTCGCCGTGACAAAAGCGGACATTGCGAACGAAGACGAGCATATCATTCTCGTGAAGTTCGCCAATTTCGGTAACAAAGACAGCGCGGGCGATATTCTTATCAAAGGATGCTTCGCCAAGTCCATCAACGACAGGGGCCCGGGATCGGCCACAAACCGCAAAATCGCGTTCGTATGGCAACATGATTTCGCCGACCCTATCGGCCGGATACTGTCTATCGAAGAGCGCGAAGACGGCGCATATGCAGAAGTTAAGCTGAGCAACTTCGACGCGGTGCCGAATGCAAAGCGCGCGTGGTTCCAGCTCAAAGACGGCGATATTAATCAGTTCTCGTTCGGATTCAATTACGTATGGGACAAAATGGAATATGACGAAGCCCTCGACGCGTTCATCGTTAAGGAAGTCGTATTGCATGAAATATCCGTCGTTACCGCCGGAGCCAACGAGGAAACGGCATTCGTCGGTGCTGTGAAGAGTTTACCGGACGCCATCAAGGTTATGAGCGATGCTCTCAATGTGGCGTCATTGGAGGAGAAAATGAAGATCAAAAAGCAAATCATCGAGACATTGAACGCAGCCGAGCCGGAGAAACCACTCACTGAAAACATGTTCGGGAAAATAGGTTCACATATCAATTAACCAAAAAACACAAAGAAGAATGGAGATTAAATCATTTGTGCTTCCCGCTGGCGTAGAGTTCAGCGAGGACGAGAAAAAGGGCCTGAACGCGCTCGGAGATTATATCAAAGGGCAGTTCGAGGAGATGGTCGCAGGCATCAAGTCACAGAACGAGATCGTCGAGGCTGTCAAGGAGGAGTTCGGGAAACTCGGGCTGTCGCCGGAGAAGATCGAAAAACTGGAGGGCGCGCTTAAAGCCCAGGGCGTCGAGATCGCCACGATGAAGAAAGGCACCCCCAAGCAGGAGGGACACAAAACGCTGGTCGCCGCGATGGAAGAGGTGCTGAAATCGGAAGAGTTCGCCGCCGCATATAAGGATATGCGGAACGGACGGGGGAGACTCTCGACGGGCGAGTTCGCGCTCAAACTCGACACGTCGGCCGTGACGAACGAAGACCCCAACCGCACCGTGCTGACGACGAAGATTTACGCAGACGCCAGCCCCCGCAATGCGTTCGTGCAACTCTTCACGCGCATCAATGTGCCCGACGACAAGAACCGCATCATGTACAACGATGCTTCCTACACCGACGGCACCGGGTATGCAGAGGAGATGACCAAGCACACCAATACCGACACCGCCACGCTTCAGGGCAAATACCGCGAGCTGTCGAAACTGGGGGCCGTGCTGCCGTTCTCGGCTGAAAGCGCTGAGGATTTCGGATACTTCCTCGCGTGGGCTCAGACCAAAGCCCAGGAGGGCATCGCCGCCAAACTCGATTCTCTGCTGTGGGACGGTGACGGCGTGGATGCCTCCAAGCCCAAACACATCTACGGACTGAAAACATCCGGCGTTACGGCATTCAATGCAACGACGGCGGGTGTGGCAGCCAGCGTGTCGGCGCCGAACATCGCCGACCTGATCCTCGCTATGAAAACGCAGGCAAAGGTCGAGACCAACGATTCGATGGCTCCGAATTACGTGCTGATGAACTACGCCACCGAGTTCAAGATGCGCACGCTGAAGAACACCCTCGGCGACTACATCACGGTGCTGCCCAATGGGGCCTTGTCGGTGCACGGCATGACGATTATCCCGACCCCGAAACTCTCGGCCTCGGAGCTCGTCGTGCTCGATTCCACGACGCTCCAACTGCACGACAAGCGCAATATCACTATGGAGATCGAGCGCGTTCCGGAGACGGATTCGTATCGTCTGTGGCTGTGGTATCGCGGACAGGCCCTCGTTACGCGGCCGGATATGAAGGCGAATATCTATGTCGCCGACATCAACACCGCTCTGGCCGCCATCGAGAAAGCAACAGCAGGACCGACCGAGTAACCCATGAAAGCGAAAGATGAAGCAGCTATGACACGCGCCCCCGTTAGGCGCGGTCGTCGCGCCCTTAAAGCCAACGTCCTGCGCGTCGAAGTCATTAGAGCGCATGACGGGATCAACAAGGGCGAAATACTCATCAAATCGCGGGCAACTGCGGAAATGATGATTGCCAAAGGGTTCTATAAAAAGGCCCTGGAGGAGTAACCGGATAGGGGCGGCAACACGCCGCCCCTTCTTCAAACAAAATAACATGATCTTAGACGAGCGATATTTCACCTATCCCGAGACATATATTGCGGGAATAGAGACCAAGAGCGACGGTAAACCCGCCGGACCTGCCCCCAAAATCATAAGCGACATCCAGGCATATATCGCCAAATACGAGCCTCGGTTTCTGCGAATGCTTCTGGGGTCGGATGTCGCCGACAATATTGAGGATTACCCGGCTATTGTGTCGATGCTGGCCCAACCGGACAAGGGGACATCCGTAATTGCCAAATATGTCTATTTCTACTATTCGCGCGACCATATGACATTCAACACCGTTGCCGGGGAAAAGTTGAAGAACACCGAAAACAGCACCCGGACATCTCCGACGCATCGGCTCGTCCGCGTGTGGAACGATATGGTAGACGAATGCCGAGAGATCATCCACAGCATCGATGATGTGGAGCTGTGCCCGGACTTTGACGCGGAGATATTCGAACCGATCAATACTTACAACCTATGAAGATAACCCCCAAAGATACGGTTAGTGATGTTGTGATGCGCAACCGTACATTATTCAGCATGGGTACCGAACGTATCGTAAAAGCCATACAAGGCCTTCCGGAGCCGGAGTTCGTGCCTATGAAACGCCGAATGTGGTTCGACAAACGGCTGCCCGTGCGTGACATTGCCGACATCACTATGGGCGAACTGAACGCCATAGAAGCCCGAAAACCGTCGTACGAATATTTTTGCATCGTGCTCGGTGTGATGCTCGGGCTCACGAAATTCAACCGCATAGGCGTTGACGGCAATCCGGACTGGAACGCGGGGTTCAGCGTAGACGAGGAGCAAATCGGACGCCTCCGGTTCATCCGTGCCCAGCGCTATTTCATTGCCATACAAAAAGGGTTGGAAGGTGTCGGTAAATCGTGGAAGAGGTTAGAAATGCCTCTCACCGCTACGGAAATGAAAGCGCGTGTCAAGCGACCCAATCGCGGACTTGTTGCCGTATGCCGGAAATACTGCCAGATCATGAACGGCGCCGTTGACATGAATAAAGCATGGAATACGCCGTGGGCGACAGTATACGAAGCATTCGAGGCATGCAAGTGCGACAACATGGAACAGCGAGCCATTTATGAAGCGAACAAATCTAACGGGAGACGGAGATGATGAAAAAAAGCATTAACGAGATATTCAGAGAGTGCGCCGAGGCGGAGGGACTGTGCTCCTATATGTACGCCCGGATAGCTGAAGCTAATTATCTGATGGATGACGTAAAGCAATACCCCGTATTGCTCCGTCAGTTCAACGAGACGATTTCCGAAACACGGATGTCGGACACGCGGCGCCGGACGACGACGCTCTATTTCTGCGACGCCCTCGGGAAAGCGGAGCCGGACACGGAGACCGAAGTGCAGCCAATCGTCGAAAAGATGGAAGAACGCGCCTTTGCATTTATCAACCGGATGCGGTCGATGGGGATAGAGGTCGAGCTTGTGGCCAACGCGACGCCCTTTTACGGCAAATTCGACGTGTTGGTGGCGGGCGTAACCCTAAGCGCTATTATGACCTATAACATCTGCTGATATGCCCACCATCCGGCAAATAGAAGAGGTGTTCAGCCCCGAGCGGATCATCACCATCTGCGAAGACGAGTTCGGTCCGCTGGCCGAACAGATCGCCTTTAACATAATGACCAAAAGGACCAACAGCAGCGCCGATGTCAACGCTTTGGGGCTTCCGGAGGAAACGACCGGAGCGACGGCCGAAAGCCTTAAAACCATCCATGAATCTACGAACGGCGGACTTACGGTCTCATTTGTCGGGCGCAAAGGCATCAAGAATATCGACGAGGGAAGTTCCCCGCAAGACGTGCAGGAGGAGTTCGGCAGTTTCGGGGCCTTTCTGAATGCCATCGATCGGTGGGCGCGGGCCAAAGAATCGCGGTGGAATCTCGAACCAAGATCGATAAATGCGTATGGCGTTGCTTCGAGTGTCTGGGACCACGGAAACGTACTCCATCAGGAGGGCGGCGGAACGGAGATCATGAAAGACTTGCTGCCCGAAGTTGTCGAAAGGATCAGCGAAAGAATCACGGAGGAGCTCGACACCTCCATTTATAAACTATTAGATGCGACGATAGATATATGAAAACTATTTGGGGAGGGGATAATTCAATAACGGTGCCTAATACTTTTTTCTGCACCAAAAGCCGATACGCATACGTCAAGGTGGCATTAGAAGAGGCTGTGCGCAATCAAGACGTAACCCTCGAAGTTTACGACGTGGCCAACGAGGATGCCAGCAAGATAACCATTGCCCGCAAAACCGATGATCGGGGCGTCGCAATATTCCCCATCGGCGCCGTGTGCGAGTCTTTGGTAAAGGAGTACGGCGAAGGTATTGTCGTGATGTTCAACGCCTCCTATCCGGGCGGAGGTGTCGGATACTCGTCGCGTCCGATTGTCGGATATGCTGACTATGAAATCAAGGCCCTCAATGTGGAAGCCAAAGGCGACACAAACGCCACCAACTACCCGGCGGCGAAAAAGATTGTACTATATCCTTATGGAATGTTTCGTCAAACCGTATTCGTCCCGGCGTCCAATTCCGTTACATTGAGTGATCCAGAAAAGCAATTAACATTCGCCCAAGAGATTGGGCCATATATTGAATTCGACCCTGTGTCTGTAGAAGATTTGGATTATACGCCGACAGCTTTGATGGCTTCTATACTATATGACGCAGGGGACGAGATGTCTATATCTATCCCCGTAAAAGTTGACCTGTGCACAAACGGCGTATTCCTCAAATGGATCGACAAATCGGGTATCCCGTATGTATACCGATGGACCCCCGAGATGACGACCGACGAAATGTCCGTAGATTCCACCTATACACAACTCGATGAAACCCTCCAGCCTTTCGAGGTTCAGAACAAGACCCTGACCAAGCGATACACCTTGCACAGTCGAATCGTCGAGCGGGATATATACGAGATGTGCAAAACCATCATCGGAAGCCAGGCGGTGTGGATGTGGGATACTACCCTTTCCGATTGGGTGCGCTGCTCTATGGAGGACAGCGAGGCCGAAGACAGCGGAGCACCGATGCAAGACCTGGTTATTGAAGTCGTAAAACGCGAGTACAACCTATGACGACCTACGAACTTTATATCAACGATATTCTGTGCGACCTGTCGAGTGACGAGGTCATAACCCTGCTTTATCAAAGTCCGATATTTTCGAGCCTCGACAGCATCCAGTCGAACCGTTCCTACAATATCGCGCTGCCTCCCACGCCTGCAAATATGCGGGCTATCGGTCAGGCAGCCCGCCCGGATATGGATGCCGACGCTCCCTATGTGCGCCTTCCGGCGGCATTGTATCAGGACGGGGTGCCGCTGTTCACGCAGGGGTTCGCCGTGGTTACGGATATTGCGGACACTATCAACGTGACCCTCACGTGGGGCAATGCGGACAATTTCCAGCCTTTGTTCGACGCGAATCTGCGGGATTTGGGGCCCCAGCTGGAGGCCGCCGGGGAGGATTACATCGAGTGGAACGAGGATTCGGCAATACTCAAAAAGGGATCGGCCCCGAGCGGCGGCGTGGTCCGCTATCCGAGTGTAGCCTTTTGGGGCATAGATTTCGGAATGGGGCTGTCCAATCCCAAATATCTACATCCGGCTATTGATGTGTGGCGGATACTGTACAGCATTCAGCAGGCACACGGAATCACCATCGAGGATTACCGGAGGCTGTATGGAACCTTAGAGCTGCCGCCCATTGTGCCGCTGGTGTCGAAGAATGGGGGTGAATCTTCATGGGAGGAAGAACGAAGCGAAGGGGAGCTGACTCCACGTGTCTTAATTGTGTTCAGCACGAACCCGCGCGATTTGAAGACGTATTATTATGCGTGGAACAATACGCGGGTAATATCGACAGACGGGTTAAATAATGACGTTATAGTGCAAGTTAAGGGCGACGGAGGCGGTTTCTTTATTCAGACAACCGATAATGTAGATGCGTACGAGAGCGCCGTCTTGCGAATGCGTTTCGCGCGCTATATTTCGGATACGGTCTACCAAACGCAGGCCGGCGAAGCAGCCGAATGGGCAAGCTATAGCAAGGTGGCATCGAGCGACTCTACGATATTTTATTTCTCGGCAATCAAGAGACGCATTCCTATCCCGGAAGGTTATGACTTATTTTACTTTGAATTTGTGTTGCCGGATGGCCGTGGGTTTTATAACCTAACCTGCGACACCGAGGCGACCTTATCCATATGGAGCGATTGGGACGATTGTGTGTTCCCTACAAAATTCCCTATCGCCCCCAACCTCCCCGACATCTCACAAGGCGATTTTATCCTCGCCATGATGAATATGCAGGGATTGTTCGCCTATGCGGACAAAGACAACCCGAACACGATAAAGTTGATAAGCATCGACGACATAATTGCCAATGTTCAGAAAAACGACATCATAGACTGGAGTGACCGGGTAATTCTGAATGATATTCACCGGGTGGATATGCCCGACGCTTCGGTTTTCACCATTGATGACCTCGCGCAAAGCAATATTCTTGACTATGACAACGACGACGATGTAAAGACCGACACGCACGGCACCATCACGATTCGGAACGAAAACATCGAGAAAGAAGCGGAGCTTGTAGATCTGCCTTTCTCGGCATCGGAAAATGCGACCACGGACGGGGTAAATTGTGCCGTTGCCCCGATCTATGAGGATGACGGCAAAGGCAGTGCCAATTACTCGAAATGTTCGCCGCGTATCTTGGCATGGAAAGACGATCAGACATATAACAGTTCTGCCATCTGTACGGGACGTTTCGACCCGTGGATGAAGTTCGGCGGCGAAAATGGCATCGTGAAGACCCGATACGCATCCTATCAGAAAGTCGTGGACCGCCTCCGGATCATCACTATTCGGGCAAAACTCACAGCTCTCGATCTCTATAACCTCGACTACACGAAGCCTGTATATATCGCCCAATTCGGGCATATATTCGCCATCTATTCGGTCGAAACGGGCGAGGATGGCATTTGCGACTGCCAACTGCTGAAATTGAAAGTAGACGGGGTTGTGCCTGCCCACTACTACCTGTATCTGGATGGCCAAAATGCCGACCAAAGCAAGACCGACATAACATCTGCCGGAACAACTATTACGTATAGTGTTCAGTCGAATGGTACGCCCTATGTGGTTTCGAAAGACAGCCGTTTGACGGTGACGCTTCAAACTGCCGAAGACGGCACGATGTTGCTCACTATAAAAGTTCCTCAAAACACATCAGACGCAGATATTGATTACGATCCCGTTATTCTGGGAGTTGGTGAAGCCTACTGGGTCAACCGCAAGGTGAGCATATCGCAGAAAGGCAAAGAATACTATCTGACGCTCAATGGCGCAGCCGGGGATATTGCCTTAGATACAGCGAGCGGTGGCGGAATATTAAACATCGGCTGCCAAACCAACGGCACGGCCCAAATATCGGGTTATACTGAGGGGGTTATTACAAACGCATACATGAATGGCATCTCCGCTATTCGAATTATCGTCTCTGCTAACAAATCCAACCAGCAAAGAACAGGACAGGTAACGGTATATCTTAAAGAATCCCCATCAATAGAGCGTAAAATTGTTGTGATACAGGATGCGTACACAACATAGCGCATGGTCATCATCGACATGCACGCCTGCGGGGTTGCAGCTGGCGAAAATGTGGAGCTTAAGTTCGAACTCACTACTTCGTGGCTTGGCTGGTTCGAAGTAATGGCCGATCTGACGGTTCGAGTTTCGTTCAACGAATTATCCAGCATGATGGGCCAAGAGTTAACAGACCATGTAGGTGAGCAGCTCTATATCGAAGCCTACAACGGCAAATCTTGGCTCGGGCCAGTCCCCGCCTCCGGGAACATCGAGGCTGAATTAAATTAGTTATTAACCATTTAACCCATATGAAGAGATATGGCACAAGACACTATCGACAAGATCATTAATATCCAGTTCAGATACTCGGATTTAGTCAAAGGATGGGAGGCCGCCTCGGCGGCTATTGACACCGCAAAAGTCAAACTACAAGAGTTTAAGAAAGCAGGTGATTCCGAAGGCGTTGCCAAGCAAACCCAGATTATCAAAGCATTGCGGACCGAGATGTCGGCCTACACCCGGGAGATTCAGGCAAATATTCGAGAAGAAATCAACCTGGACGGAAGCGTTGATAAACTCCGGGCGGGGGTTCAAGCCCTTACGGCTCAATACAACAAGCTAAGCCGTGAGGAGCGGAACAATGCAGATGTAGGCGGCAAATTGAGCTCTCAAATTCGTGAGATGCAGACCGAGTTGAACGAAGCAAACGCATCATTGTTGAACTTTCGGGATAATGTCGGGAACTATGCGAGCGCGGCTAAAGGTTTTACCCCGCTTACGTTCCAAGTACAGCAACTCGCCCGAGAACTTCCATCACTTACGATGTCACTTCAACAGTTCTTTCTGGCGATTTCAAACAACCTCCCGATGTTTGCGGACGAATTGACCCGAGCAAGGATGGCCAACAAAGCACTGCGAGCGGAGGGCAAGCCGACAGTTTCGGTGTTCAAACAAGTGCTTTCGGCTATTGGTTCCTGGCAAACGGCATTGGTCGTGGGTATCACATTGCTGACGGCCTACGGGAAAGAGATTGGGGCGTGGGTGAAAGGTCTGTTTACGGCCAAAGAAGCGGCGCTATCTATGGCCGAGGCACAAGATAAGGTGAATGACGCTTTGAAGAAAGACGGGTACGGCATCGGTGAACAAATCGCCAAAGTGAAAGAATTGCAAATGCAATGGAGGGCTTTAGGGGACGATCTAAAGGCGCGAAAGCAGTTCATTGTCGATAATAAAGACGCATTCGACGATCTCGGGGTCAAGGTAACGAATGTAAATGATGCAGAGAACCTGCTCGTTGAACGTACCGATGATTTCATTCAAGCGTTGCAATTAAGGGCGCAGGCTACCGCTGCGCAGAAATTAGCATCCGAGCAATATGAAAAATACATAAAAGTCGTCGCAGAAACGGAGGATGACCTTGCCAAAGCGGAACAATTAAGGGATTATTATATAAAGCAAAAAGCAGAACGAGAAAAGATGTATGGCGGACTAACAGCCGATATATATCAACGCCAGATACGAGCTTCGCAGGCAATGATAAACCAGCATCAAGCTGAAATAGATAAAATAAACGAACAGCGAAATGCAGCATTGGGTACAGGCAGTATTTATACAAAATTGCAAGCGCAATATGAAAAACAAGCCCATGAAATCCTTGACGCCGCAGGCATTGAGGAAGCCGCCAATGATAAAGTAGCTAATGGGGTAAAACGGATTCTTACTCTTGAGGAACTCCAAGCAAAAATGAGGGACAAGAACCTCAATAAATACACCAAAACCATAGCTGATTGGAGGGTAGCATTGGGTAAAGAGGTGGCTAAAATGGAGTCTGATATAGATAAGGCTCTAAAGGACACTGATAAAAATATTGTTGAAGCCTTCAAAAATCAGGTTAAGGAACAAGAGCAGGGATTCCGGAGCAGAATCAATGAAGCTCAACTATCAGGCGGGGATTTGGGTGCTGCCCGTGAGATGATTGAGATTTACAAAGAACAGCTTGCGCAAATTGACAAGTTGGAGGATGCGTATCTGGCGGCAGGTTATACGGACGAACAGATACAGGCCGAACGGATCAAAGCCCGAATAGGCGTTCAGCAAGCAGAGCAAAATATTGCTGATATTCAACTTAGAACCACCCAGCAAGCATTGGGAGCCGCTTCGCAAGTAGCCGGAGGTTTTTCCGCAATGTTTGAAGCACTGGGCGGAGAGGGCGAACGTTATGCCGAGTTTTCGAAAGCATTGGCCATATTCGAAGTTGCGTTACAGCAGGCACAAGCTATTGCGGGCGCCGTCGCCAATGCTGCCAAGTATTCCATTCCGTGGTTACTCCCCGTGCAGATTGCAAGCAGTATTGCTGCGGTAGTGGCAGCTATTGCACAGGCTACACAGGCAACAGATTCAGCACAAACGCCTAAATACGCCTCCGGCGGCCTTGTCACGGGCCCGGGCACCGGAACTTCGGACAGCATCCCCGCAATGTTATCCAACGGCGAAGCCGTGATGACCGCCCAGGCTGTCAACGACTGGGGCGCAATGCTCTCGGCCATGAACGTCGCAAGCGGTGGAAACGCCATCCAGGTGTCGAATCTTCCCCAGCGCAATGACGGAATGAGAGGGATGAAAGCGATGATCCGTGAAGCTATGCTTGAAATGCCGGCGCCCATTGTTTCGGTGGTTGACATCAACAAGGGGCAGAAGCGGGTCAAGGTTCAAAACAACCTCGGAAAATTAGGACGGAAAAAATACGAATAATTCTTGCACAATGTGCCGAAGGTTAGCACCTTTGACACGAACGCTTATGAGGATATAAGCTGCGGAACAATGTACGAAACGACACATACATATCGCCACCCTTTCGTGGCCGCATCTGCCATAAGCGCGAAGTGCTTTGTCTAACTTAACACATCAAACTTATGCCAGAACAAAATTGTAACACAACTCTCGGTAGGAACATTCTCAACGACTGTAACGAGGCCTATGGAAAAGGCGTTGAGAAGTATTACTACGTCATCTCCCGCGATGCCATTGATTGGAGCGCCTCGACACGCACCGGGCATATTATCTCCGCCATTACCGCGGTATCGGGCAAGCGGGGCTACAAGATTAAGAACCCATCGAACGAAGTACCAGCAATTACCGTAACGGGAACTAACCCGGCAATCGGAACAGCCTTCGACAAGGTGCTTCCAATAGTGCTGTTGGCGAACAGCCCGGAAAATGCCGAGGCCATCATGGGCCTGCAACAGGACAAATACGTGGTTATCTACGAGAATACGGTCAAGGGCACGGATGGCAATCAAGCGTTCGTTGTCTTCGGATGGGAGACCGGCGCCACGCTGCTTGATCCGAAGCAAGACACGAGCAGCGACGATGCGCTGGGCGGATGGTCCGGCAACCTCACGGAAACAGGGGCGCCTACGTCGCAACTGTTCTTCTACAAGACGGACTACGCAACGACGAAGGCGGCGCTCGAATCGCTGTGTTCGGCAGCGGCCTAATCATGCAGACGCAGGAATGGTATAGAGAGAGGGTTTCGGCCCCCTCTCTATCCGATGCCGACAAGGCTGTTATCAGAGCGGATTGGGAAGATATCACGGGCAAGGATTTCACCGCATCATTCAATGCCCGGTGCCCGAACTGTCATCACGATGCGGCAATACTAATTTTACGGACTATGAACAAGCAGGAAAACGGCGGATACATCCTTAAGAGGGGTATCGCTTTCAGATACAAAGGCAAAGTATATACCGCCGACAATATCACGGCTCCGGCGGCTGAATGGTATATCGCGCAAGACCTGAAACACCGTGACGATTTCGAAGCACTCGCAAAAGATTACGACGAGTACGAAACAGTATCTCCGAAACGCAAAGAGGAATAAACATGGCCGATGACAATATTCGCCACGTCAACTGTGCCAGCGATTTCCGTATTGTATTCGCATTTTCAGGCGGCAAGTTACCCGATTATCCGTGGCGTTTAGGGCTTAAAACGCCCAACACACCGTCATATAACATGTATGTTGCCTCGTTTGACGGGACGACATACAACAACTGTTCGCCGCTCGACGATGAATCTATTATGGTTTTTGTAGACCATCATCGTCTGGCCCCCGGAATCCTGCATTACTATTTGCAGACGGACGCCCCCGACAGCCTTTTCCCCGACGGAGAGATGAATGTCACCATTCCCGGCACCGTCAATATAGTGCTGTGGGAGGGTCCGAGTGACGGGGACACGCCGCCGGAAGTTACAGTAATCGTCGAACGCCTGTTGAAAGGCGACAAAGGCGATCCGGGCGAGGCCGGCCAGATTACGTCCGCCACGGCCAGTATAGATAACACTACCGGTACTCCAAGCGTAAAGATTGAATTGGGTGGTACCCCCGAAAAGCGAACTATTGATCTCAAGTTCTCGGGTCTTAAAGGCGAACCCGGTGAACCGGATGAATCCTTCGTTCGTTATGATAAGGCTCAGGATTTAACCACATCGGAGCAGGAACAAGCTTGGTTAAACTTAGGTTTAGACTTGGTTGTATTAAAATTCCCGAAAGGAGTCACGTCTATCACTCTTACGGATGAGGGGGATGCAAAGTTACAGTCAGGAGCTGCTGTTTTAGTAACTACTGATAGTACTGATACCACAAGTAATATATATAATGCAAATAATCACATTTTCACTCCTATAGATTTCAAGGCGACATCAAAGCCTATTTATTATAGCCTGGCGCTTTTTAGTGGGCTTTTCCATTGTTCGTATGATAAGGAGTCGAAAATATTTACTTATCATGGTATTATACGATTAATTGATTCAGGAGCCCTCAGGTTTGATCGTCTTACTTCTTTGTCGGGTGCACAACAATCACAGGCGTTCAAGAATTTAGGTTGGAAGGTTCATGTGATATCGGAGTCTGTCATTGGTTCCTCGGATGCAGTTTCGGACGATGAGAAAGCCACACGTCTTTCGGCCACCGCCTTATTGGTGCAGGAGACAGGCTTACTCTATAATTTTTCTATCTCGTCGGGTGGTAGCCGTCGTTTTTACGGACAGTTCAGCAACAGTTTCTGTACGGCTTTGAATGTCAATGAGGCGACCGGGGTTATTACTTCGAGTTTCGCATACTTATACGATCCGAGTGCGGTTTCTTTTGATCGTGTTCAGAGGAATGTTTCTGATGATAATAAGAATAAAGCCTTGGGCAACATAGGTATTGATCTTGTTAGAATTCCGTACTCTCTTTTGGGTACCACACTGTCGGACGAGATGGCGAATGTTATCAATAATGCCCGAGGTATTATTTTAGTTGATACACCTAATGCTTTTATATTACCGACAATTTACAATAAAGGTCGTACGACTTCGACTAGTGCAAAATTCATAGCTATTGGCGAGGTCAAAGATGTGTATTACATTTCGTATAACAAAAATACTAAGGCTTTAGCAACTATAGTACATGATTATACGGATAATGGTTGCGTAAGGTATGTCCAGGAGCAGAGTCTTACTACCGCTCAGCAGGAGAGAACGTTAGACAATATTGGGTTCCCGCTGGTTCATTTGGATTTTGCCTTAATTGGAACAACGTTGGATGATAATATCTATAATGCCGTTGCGTCTGCTAAAGGTATTATTTTAGAGAATGTTCCGGATGGCAATAATGCTCCGTCTTTGTATCTTGTAGGAAATTCTGATACTGTTACTACTATTTTTGTCAGCGAGTTTAATGCAAGAGTTTGGTTTGTTCTGACTTTATCTCATACCAGCAAAAAACTTTCTTTGATTTCGACTGGTTATGCTACTGATGTTGTAAGGTATAGTGAAGGTCAGAATCTAACCAATACTCAAAAACAACAAGCACGTACTAATATTGGGGTTCAGTCGGCCGACGAGCTGCTTGCAGATGATGACTTCATAGCTCAACTGAAAACTAAACTCGGCATCGGATAATATGGCACGGATGACTGAAATAATCATTAACATCGGTTACAAACTGAGCGAAATGTTCCAAACGGTTTATGGATGGATCGCTGCGGCAGGCATTTTCATCGTGAATTTCTTCGCTGGGTATGAGATGGCCATCAATGCCGTAGTAGTATGTGTGGCCCTCGATACTGCCTGGGGCATTGCGGCCCAAATCAAACGCGGCCGTTTCGCGCTCTCCGAACTCGGACGGCATGGGATGCTGTCCAAATTGGCGCTGTATGCTTCGGTGATCGTTGGCTTTACCCATATTGAGCGAATGACACGTGTGGACAGTCATATCGCGGTGGTGACGGTATGCACCATGATCTGTCTGGTCGAACTTTGGTCGATGGGAGGATCGGCGCTGATCGTAAGCCCGAAAATGCCGTTTCTGCGAATATTCCGTGAAGTGCTGGCCGGAGAAGTCGCCCGCAAAATGCAGGTCCCGGTCGAAGAGGCCAAAAAGTATTTGGACGGAACTAATAAATCAAATTAACATGACACGAGGTCTTAGAAACAACAATCCGCTCAACATCGAGAAGACAAAGGGCGGAAAACCCTGGCAGGGCGAGATCGTGCCGTCGAAAGACATCCGTTTCGCGCAATTCAGGACAATAGCCTACGGATACCGGGCGGCTTTCAAGCTCCTGAACAACTACCAGCGCAACTACGGACTGGACACCATCCGAAAGATGATCAGCCGCTGGGCGCCGTCGGAGGAGAACCACACGGACGCCTATATCCGTACCGTGGCCGAGAGATCGGGTGTCCCTGCCGACAGCCGGATCACCACGACAAACCGAGATGTGATGGTGCCTATTGTGGCGGCGATGTCGTATGTAGAAAACGGTGTCGAGGCCAAGATATTCGACGTACAGGCCGGGTGGGATTTGTTCGTCAAGGGATGAAACTTCTGATCATATACCTGCTCACTTCGTTCGTCGCCGGGGCGCTGATCTTCGGATGGGGGTACCGCCGGGGAGCGGCATCGGCGGAAATCCGGTCGGAAGTGCGTATCGATACCGTGTTCTACGAGCGGCCGCAACCTGTCAACTTTTCCGACAGGTTGGTGCGGGTGAATGTCCCGAAGCTGCTGTTTGCTCCCGCGGATACGGTGGTGCGGGTTGTCGAGGCTGCGAACGGAACCGACAGCGTGCAGATAGAAATCCCGGTGCGCACGCTCGAATACCGGGACTCTACCTACTATGCCCGGGTGGTCGGCCCCGTTATCGGGGATTTGGCGCCCCAGCTGGACTGGATCGAGACCTACAACCGGACCATTACCCGAACCTTGACAAAACGTAACAGGTTTGCCGTGACGGCTGGGGTGGGTGTAGGATACACGCCGCAAGGCTTGCAACCGACGATCGGGGTGCAGGCAGGCGTAGTGCTGTGGAATTTTTAATAATTACCGCTATGAAGATTATTTACAACAACATCATCCCATTCCCGGGATTTGCCGCCATCAACCTCTTCGGGGTAATATTCGCCCGCAAAGAGTGTCGTCCGCTGTCGGCAACGACCATCAATCACGAGTCGATCCATACCGAGCAGATGAAAGAACTGCTGTATGTGGGATTCTATCTCTGCTACTTAATTGAGTGGGTCGTGCGACTCTTTATGAAAGAGAATGCCTATCGCAATATCTCCTTTGAAAGGGAGGCGTACAACTGCCAGCATATCCCCGGATATGTACAGATTAGGCAGCGGTTTGCGCAATGGCGATAAATTAATACCTCTGGGGGACGGGCATAAAAAGTCCCCAACGCCCCTCTTCATTATTCCACTAATGTGTGCCATACGCACCGAGCATTGAGGACTATTCCTTGATCCGGTGCGTATGGCTTTTCATTAGTGGATAATCAAAGTTAAAACAAATATTTGAGATGGAGATGCGTAAAACAGAGCTTTTTGCACAAATACTTAAAACCGTTGCAAATGAAACGGAATTGACACCTGAGCAAATCCTTTCGTGTTGTCGCACCGCCGAAACGGTCGATGCCCGTTATATACTCGTCCATCTGTTAAGACGCGAAGGCATGTACATCAGCGAAATAGCCCGCATGATGAATTTCTCCCGCCGGGGTATCGAAAAAATGCTTTCTCAGTTCGAGGACCGCCTCTCTCAGAGCGGGCACATCTTCAAAGTGACCTTTGAACGCATTGCGAACAAAGTGCGCATAGCCTTCGAATCATCCCGTTGACCACCCTGCCGATCCGGACCACCTTTGCATTGTAGCTATAATACAATGCTACCTCAATCGCTGAAGAGGTAAGAGGCGGACGAAATCATGTATATACATGGAAGCAGATTATTTAACGAAAGGCGATCTGGCTATGTGGGAGAGCAATCGCCATTGTTACAAGCACCGTGACGGTATGGCTGCCACGGGAATCGGTTTGGCTGCCGGTTTGGGCGGCGGCGCGCTTCTTCTGGCTGCGGCCGGTATCTGGGGCATCAACCAGGCATCCAAAGCTCGCAGCGAGGGCGCAAGCAAGGCTATCGACATCCTCGCCCAAACTCAGCTCCAAGAGCGCGTTTCGCGGGAGGGGTGGCAGAACAACCACGCGCCTACGATCAGCCAGTACGTTGATGTACGGGCAGGTGCCGGGGCAGGTGCAGGCGCTAACGCGCTGTCGAACGCCGAAGCGATCGCACTGGCTCAGGCAATCAATGGCAATTCGGGTATCAACTCCGCCATCGGGGGATGCAACTTCCTTCGCGTAGCGAGGTACTCCGCCCCGCAGCCTTGCGGTTGCGACACGTGCCAGGGTTAGCCCTTCCGGGGTGGGGCGGATTTCCGCCCCGCCCTTAATTCTTAAAAACCGCTACGATATGCTATTCGCCAAAAAAGAATATCACAATATGGATATGATCCGCACATCATCCAAAGATGCCCTGAAACGATCACTAATGCAGATGTATCAAGGTGATGTGGCCACAATGGAACGAATGTATGACTTTTACATGAAAGACATGGAAAAGGTCCCCGATTTCGATCCGGTGCCGCCCTCTATCCTCCAGCAGGCAAAGACAACCATCGGAGAACTGTTCGGATGGGCTGACGCCAATCAGGACAAATTAGTGGGCGCTTACAACCTATTCAGAGCCATCAGAAGCGGAGAACCGATAAGTTCCGTAAGCGCCGCCCCCATTGCAGATGTTCCACCATTACCGAAATTATAAACCATGCAACCATACAAGATCGAAGTATACATATATGCCGAATCCGAGCAGGAGGCCAGGGAAGTACAGCAAGCCGCTTATGATTTCGTAAACGAAAACTACCAGCGTGGTGGGCTCGTGACAGCGTCCAAACTGAAAGACCTGCTGATGAAATACAAAAACAACTTTTTCGTGCAAAACTTTCTGAAACGATGAGCGAGAATACTAATCCCCAGGAACCGCGTCAACCGCGGAACCTTTTCGAACAGATTCTGTTTGGCGTGCAGGTAACGAACGACAATATCGTGACGCTGCACGGCCGCGTAGACGCCTTCGAGGCGAAAATAAACGCGATATACGATGCACTATACCCTACTTCCGAGCCTAATGCCTCCGGCGCGGATGAAAAAATAGAGACAGTAGGAGGCAAAACCAAATAATTACCCATTTTATGAGTTGTAACAAAATTCAAGCGGCAGTTATTACACCCGTACTGGCTGCCGGATCAGTAGCCTCACCGTATTTTTATGAGGTGAACATCACTCAGCGTCTTTGCTATCCGACGTGTGCAGACAACACCCCGGTATTCAATCCGCAGTTCTCGCTGAAATCGTTGTCTCAGGTTGGAACGGGGCGATATGTGGCTACCATCCACGTCGAAGGCATCATCTCCTATGTTCCGTGCAACGGCGGATGCGGATGCACCAAACAGCAGCCTCTATCGCAGGACTTCACGATTCCCATTCAGTCAGCGTCGGCACCCACCGTAACCATCGAGCAGGGAGCTGCAATGAACGCAGTAGCAGCATCTGCCTGCCAGCCGTGCAGCCGTACATTCGTATCGGAAACGCCGATTACCGTAACGGTAGCAACGGCCGCAACCCAAACAGCGTAGCGGTATGCTGTGGATAGCCCTACTCACTATGGTATGCGCCACCATTGCGCAACACCTTGGACTGGCTGAAAAGATAGCGCAGATCGGCAGTCAGATCATGGTATGTCCGAAATGCCTCTCTTTCTGGGCCTCGTTATTCGTGTTGCTCGTCAATGGATGCAACATACTATGTGCAGTAGGGTTATCCCTGTTTATGGCATACATTGCTAATTGGATTGGATTCGCATATTACGGTGCGGATAAATTATACGAAATATTATGGCAAAGAACGACAAGAAGTCCGGAACGGAACTCCCCAAAGAAAAGACCGAACCGGCAGTAATAATTCAAACGCCGAATATCGTAGGAGTGTATAAACCGCTCCCGCGCGTGTCGGTGTGTAAAAACTGTTAGACATGACTTCAATCGAATTAAAGGAACGCTACGAACGGCTGCATGACAAGATGGCCGACATGGATGATGAACACGCAAAAAAAGTGTTTGCCGGGGCCCAGATGTGGGCATTCGGAAAAGTGGCGGAATCATCGCCGGCCATTGCGGAGATATGGCTTGGAAAACTGGAAGCGATATGCTGGAACAACTATCTGTCGGATGCCGAAGCAAAGACGATAGCTTCAAAACTGATCAATCAGGACGGAAGTACCGGATCCAGATGGAGCAAGGAGGCATTCTTGCAAACCGTCGAAAAACTGGGCGGAGACATCGAAAAAGAACCGTATTACAACGACAATGCCTTATGGGTCACGGCTGTAATGATATACAGCGATCATGCCAAGAGCATCGCCGAAGATATGGGGCACGCCTCCCCGTCTGAAATCCCGTCCGAGAAAATGGCGCTGTCGTGCTACCGGAAAGCCGTGGAAAAACTCTGCGACAAGGACCGGAAGCACTTTATCCGCGAGTATTTCGAAAATGAACTGATTTAAGAAAACGTCCTCGCAAGTAATGCGAGGACGTTACTTTATTATGAATGACGAAATGACATACTGGGTATCGCAGCTTGAAATAAACGAGTGCTCGGCGCCGCTGTTCGCTTTGGTGATCGCAAAGATCATGGAGGTGATGTGAATCAAAACTGCGTCAGCAATGCGGCATTTTTCTCGCGTTCTTCTCGTTCAAAAGAGGCGAGGTAATTTTCTGTCGTCTTCAAATCCGTGTGTCCGAGGCTTTCCGAAATATAGGCAATACTTGCTCCGGAACGCTTCAATACGGTGGCGAATGAATGGCGAGCCGTATATGTTGAAACCGGCGGCAACCCTAACACCTTAGAAATAGACCTAAATTTACGATTTATACAACTCGTCAGGTCTTTCGCCTTTTGCCGCTGTTCCTCAATAGATTCTTTGCCTGTAAGAATCGGGAATATGAAAGCGTCGGGGCTTTCTTTGTTCCCCCATCGTGATATAATATCCTGCATTTGAGGTACAATTATCGCCCGCACGGCTTTCCGGGACTTTGTGCGGTGCTCCGTCTTTTTCCGTACATAGCTTATTTCCCCGTCCTCAATATCACTATATCGCAACTTTACAAAGTCGGCAACATTAATCCCATTGCACAAATACATAAACAGCCAATAATCGCGGTATTTTGCCGTTGCTTCGTATCCATCATCATAACGGGCTATCAAGCCTATCTGCTCCAATGTAAGGGCCAGTTTGCGGCCCTCGCCCTCTTGTATCTCGTAGCGCCCCCGGCCAAATGGATACTGCGCCTCCTTTACAATACCAATAGCCCGGGCCTGGTTGAATATCGACCGCAGAGCACGCATATATATCGCAATAGTTGTCTGTCCCTTACCCGAAGCGCGCATAAACTCTTCAAATCGACGCAGCCATGAAATAGAAACATCTATATATTGTACCTCCCGCTTTGAAAAAGCATTCATCGACAGCAACAACGCACGCAGAATATCCGCCGTGCCTATGTGGGATGTTTTCCGCAATTCCTGCTCTTTGATTTGAATGGCCGCATTTACTGAAGTAGCACCGGCCCCTTTCAAACGAGCGCTTAACAATTCGAGTGTAAAACAACCTTTAGACGTTAAATCTTCGACAGCTTGTCGAACCAATTCAAAACTATTTTCTATATCTTTGCGAACGGATACAAGCGAGTGGAGGCGCGTTGCGTTCAGTCGCTCCCAGTCGTCGGGCATCATACTCTTACCGGTTGGGTAGTACGAGCGCACACGACGATACGATACCCGGATACGCACGGGATATTGGCCGTTTGCCAACGCCCGGCGCGTGTCGAGAATGGTGGCTACCGTCACGCCATCCTTTGAGTAGTAGTGGTTGTTCATTGCACATTATTTGCACACACATTAGTTATTGCGTGCAAAGCTATGCAAAGATATGAAAAAGAAAATTGTCCGGCAAGTGTTGCCGGAAACGGCATGAAAAGCTATGAAAAACTATGAAAACCAACAAAATACGCATGGCATGCAAGAGGTCACGAGTTCGAATCTCGTATTCTCCACAATTAAAAAT